TTACTCCTTACAGTTATAAAGAGTATGGAATATCGCCCACCGGTGTAAATAGCAATATCCCATATTTTTTACAACTCTATTAAATTTCTTGTGAATGTTCTGCCCAATCCTGTGCAAATCTTTCACTCAATATATATTGTTTTTGTTTCTCTGTAAAATTATCATACCAAGACATATCCTGATTATTTTCACGCATTACATTCAAGGCTTGTTCAGCAGTGTAGTTATACCTACTTGAAATAAAATACGCAAACATATCAGAGCCAGTCAATTCTACTGTATTATCACCAGCATCTATTATTGCCATATCCTTTATCCTCACTATAGTTAAAAAATACCTGTAAAAAAAGTGAGCAGTTTTAGCATAAGGACTTCCACCTTTGGCACTGCTCAAGCCAGTAAGATGTAAGGCACATAAAAGGTCGTAGCATATCCATATCCCAATCTTCTGATATGTTTAATGTGCAATTACTCACACAATACCTTACAAATGAGCAGTTTGTTTCCCCGAATTTAATCTAGGAATTAGGCACTGCCCAAGCCTAAGCCACACTAATTGCCTGATTTTCTTAGGCTTACGCCTGATTTTCTTAGGCTTATATAGTGCATTATCCACACTACAAGTAGTGCGAATTTATTTTATCCCTTATCCATAAGAGATATTATCCATAAAAAAACTAATAAATCAAGCATTATCCTACTTCATTTATTAATTCTTTTTAAAGCATTAAAAAAAAGCCTAGCAATTTAATACTAGGCTTTTTCCTGTTATACCTAAGCGACTTTTTTTAGGTTTCTAGCGTCTATTATTTTCTTATTTTTCGCTTGAATTTCTCTAACCTCATAAAAATAGTCTTTTAAAGTTTTTTCCATTTCTTGCAATTGTTTTGGTGAATTTTCCCTTGCGAATTTTTCGCTGGTTTTGAAATTCCCGTCGCTATCTTTTGAAATGTCAATTATTACTTTATTTATACCGCCTATTCTTGGCTTAGGCGTTCCAAAAATGATTGAGTCTTGATTTTTGATAGTGTTGTTATGGATAGTCTTACGATTTTCCTTAACAAACATTTTATATCTTTTCTCAGTACTATCAATCGCTTTTTTATATGCCCTATCAAAATACTGTTTAAAATCGTCCATTTCTGATTGATTTTCTGTAGCTTTGAAGTAGTTTGCATAAGTTTTGGCGTGATGTAACGCTGTTTGTTCGCCTGATGGATTAACTGTAGTAATCCACTTAAACACTTTACCCGCATATAGCTTTTTAGCATTTTGTACACTTTTAGACTTTTTATATAACTCTTGGCATTCTGTATCCTCATTGAATTCCTTTGTTATTATATTTTTGTCTAGCGGTATAGACTTAGGTATATCTCTTGTCGTATCTTGTTTGGATTTAACCATTTTTCTTTCTACCTTTATTGTATTCACACTACAAGTAGTGCAAAGGATTAAAATAATTGAATGGTTTAATCTTGGCTTAATCTAGGACTAAGCCTAGATATACCTTTTCAATTGTTCGCCTATTTCTAGGACTGATTAACAGCGAATGCCATTAACATATACAAGACTAAACTATAACAATATTAAAGTCAAGCGATTTACTAACTATTTTAATAAAATAAATTTAAAAGCCTGTTATAAAAGCATTTCTCACACTACAAGTAGTGCCAAAATAAAACTATATTAACTAAGTTTATTAATATCAATCTAAGCATTAGCCACGCCATAAAAAAATAAAATCATAGTTAATAAATACATATACAGTTAAAAAATACCTGTATTTCGCATAATTTATCTTATGTTAAATAAAAACCACGCTCAAAGCAGGGGTATACTTCGCATAATCACCGATATTATGTTAAATAAAAATCCCAGCTTTAAGCCCCTACCCCACCACTTTGGAAAAAAACGACAGACCGGGAAACCCACCTTCATCCAAAATTATTATTTTTCAACTAAATTTCGGGATAAGAATATTATTCTCTTGTTTTACACTATATATGGTATAATATTGTTTAAATTTCAAGCAAACACTAAGCACTTCCTAGCATCTCTCTAATGAAGAAATACTATTACGAACATAAAAATAATAAAATCATTAGAATATTCTAGGAATGAACACTAAACAATATTCTTGATACTGGTATAACAATAATATGGCTCAAAAAGGCAAAGTTTCTGTTGACTCAGAAGATGAAATAAGACAAATAGAGAAGGATTTGGAGGAAGAACTACGATATGCTGTAGCTTCTGCCAAGGGAATCGTACCAGCAGACGCTGTTATTAAGATTGAACGCAAAAAAGGCAGACCTACAGGTGGTTTATCAGCAGAATCCAAGAAAGCTGGAGGTAAAAAGTCCAGAATTAAGCGTGGTCAGACTTATAAACCTACAGATGATGACTATTCTAAGGTAGAAGAGATGGTATGTATAGGCTTGGACCAGCATACTATAGCAAAGATTATGGGTATTTCTAATGCCACCCTTACAAAATATTATTCTCATAATTTATTGGTAGGAAAAGAGAAGAGAACTGCGAGAGTTGCAGGCGTAGCCTACGAAATGGCAGTTTCTGGTGAATCTCCGAGTATGACAACCTTTTGGCTGAAAACTCAAGCAGGATGGTCTCCGAAACACACTGTTGTCGTGGAAGATAGAACATTTGATATTAAGTGGGCAGCGGATGCCGCAGATATTGCAGACGCTAACCAGCAATTAAGGGATGATAACGATAAGGTTCATTAATGCTTTCTAGGATTCACTCTCGTTTGAAGAATAAGTTGATTGAGGAAGACAAGTTATCCGATAAAGTAGCCGAGAATCTTAGTAAATTAATTTTAGTTAAGAAGGGATACTTGAATAAGGATGGAACAGCAAGAGAAACGCAAAGAGATAATAATACCCTACACACCTAGGGAACTACAGAATGAAATACATACTAACCTAGATAGATTTAATGTTGTAGTATGTCATAGGCGGTTTGGTAAGACAGTATTTGCGATTAATCAGTTAATTAGAAGTGCTGTAGAAAATGTGATAGCTGGTAAGCCAGCACCTAGGTATGCCTACTTAGCACCACTGTTCAAGCAGGCTAAGACAGTAGCTTGGGATGAACTTAAAAGACTTTGTGGAGTATTTCCTGAAGTAAAGTTTAACGAGGCAGAACTGAGAGCTGACTTTATGGGAGCTAGGATACAGCTCTACGGAGCTGACAATTATGATACTCTCAGGGGAATTTACCTAGACGGAGTAGTGTTAGACGAGTACGCCCAGATGAACCCAAAGATGTTCTCTGAGGTGATTAGACCAGCTCTATCAGATAGGAAAGGGTATGCCATATTTATTGGCACACCAAAAGGGAAGAACGAATTTTATGACTTATACCACTCAGCACCGGAAAAGAAAGGCTGGGCAAGATTTTTATACAAGGCGAGTGAAACAGGGATATTAGATGATGAGGAATTGGAACTTGCGAAGCAAGATATGGCAGAGACTGAATTTGAACAAGAATACGAGTGTTCTTGGTCTGCTGCACTTAGAGGTGCGTATTATGCTAAAGAGATTGAAACTGCTTATGAAGAAGACAGAGTGGGGAAAATCCCTTATGACCCTTCTAAACAGGTAGTAACAAGCTGGGATTTAGGGGTATCTGACGCAACTGCTATATGGTTTGCACAGTTTGTAGGAAAAGCTGTACATATTATAGATTATTTTGAAGGTTCAAACGAGGGTTTGCCTTACTATATAGATGTATTGAATAAGAAAGGATACAGGTATGGTGCTCATATTGCACCACACGATATAGTAGTTAGGGAGTTTTCTACTGGTAAGAGCAGAAGAGACCTAGCCTTTGACTTAGGAATTGATTTTCAAGTAGCACCTAAGTTAAAAGTAATGGATGGTATTGATACTACTAGAACTTATTTGAATAGATGCTGGTTTGATGAAGCAAATACTAAAAAGGGATTAGAGGCTTTACTTCAATACAGAAGCAGCTATGATGACAAGAAGAAAATCTGGTCACAGAAGCCAGTCCACGATTGGACTTCACACGCCAGCGATGCCTTTAGGTACTTAGCTATAACGGATGTAGTATTTACTGGTAATGACAGTGTCTGGGGAAAGGAACTACCTAAGACAGATTTGAGTTGGATAATATAAGAGGAGAATATTATGGCACTTAACCCAATATGGTTAGAGAATGTTATTAAAGAGATGGCACAGGACATCAAGGATTTGAAAGAAATTATGAAAGCAGTCAACAGTCCGCCACCTAAAAAGAAAACAACATACCCAATTAATAAAGGTAAATAATTTATGGCGAAGTCCAAAAAAATGACAGAGCGTGAGTTAGCTGCTCACCTAGAAGGAGAGATTACATCCTCTCTAGGATACTTAGACGGTAAACTCACAACACAACGCTCAGATGCACTAGACCGCTATTATGGTAAGAAGTATGGTAATGAGCAGGAAGGCAGAAGCCAGATTGTTACTAGAGATGTGGCAGATGTAATAGAATGGATTATGCCATCCTTGATGAAGATATTTACTGGTGGCGATAAGGTTGTTAAGTTTGAACCTGTAGGACCAGAAGATGTCGAAATGGCAAAGCAATCTACGGATTATGTCAATCACGTCATTATGCGTCAGAATCCCGGATTTAGTATTATTTACCAGTGGTTTAAGGATGCACTACTACAAAAGAATGGTATAGTAAAACATTACTGGGATGATACCAGTGAGACATTAAGAGAGGAATATAAGAACCTAACTGAAGAAGAGTTCACCGCCCTCTTAATGGATGATAGTGTAGAGGTAAAACAACATACTGAGAATGGTGGTGGTGAAGAGGATGTCATTTCTCTACAGCCACAGCAGATAACACACGATGTTGTTGTATCAAGAACATATGATGATGGACAGGTAAGGATAGAGCCTGTACCACCAGAAGAATTTTTAATTAATAAATATGCTAAGACAATCGAGGATGCTCGCTTTGTCGGTCATAGAGTCAAGAAAACCAAGTCTGAATTAATAGAACAAGGCTATCCTAAAGCTAAAGTAGAGAAAGCCTTTAATAATGATGAAGCTGATTATAAAGCAGAGAGATTAGCTAGATTTAATCACGAACAAAATTCAGCACCAGAAGGTGATTTGGATGATGGAATCTGGGTAACAGAGTGCTATGTCAGGGTAGATTTTGACAATGATGGTATTGACGAATTAAGAAAAGTAACGAAGGTTGGAGATGAATTGTTCGATAATGAGGCTGTGGATAGTGTTCCCTTCTCCTCCCTTACGCCTATCCCGATGCCTCATAAGTTCTATGGTCTGAGTGTTTATGACTTAATCTCTGACCTTCAACTAATTAAGACTACTCTAATGCGTAACTTACTAGATAATATGTATCTAACAAATAATGGGCGTTATGAGGTAGTCGAAGGACAAGCTAATTTAGATGACCTGATGACTTCAAGACCGGGTGGTATTGTAAGAGTAAGAACTCCAGGTGCTGTTAATCCATTATCAACACCACAACTGGACCAGAACTCTTTTAATATGCTAGGCTATCTTGATAGTATTAGAGAAGAGCGTACAGGTGTAAACAAAAACGCTATGGGTTTATCTGAAGGTGCTTTAAAATCTCATCAAACTGCTACAGGCGTAGGTCAGGTTATGACAGCAGCACAGCAGAAGATTGAGTTGATTGCCAGAATATTTGCAGAAACTGGTATGAAACATCTGGCAAAATCTGTATACCAACTGGTACAGAAATATGAAAAGCCAGAGAAAATTGTAAGACTTAATAACAAATGGATAACAATGTATCCATCAGAGTGGAAAGAGTCTTTGGATTGTACTGCACAAGTTGGACTAGGGTTTGGTAATAAAGATATGAACCTTATGCACCTAGGAAGACTGGCACAGACAATACAGATGATTGCACAACACCCAGCAGCAGGTATGCTACTCAAGCCTAAGAATGTATATAACTTAGTAGCAGAGCAGATAAGAGCTATGGGTATGAAGAATGTAGATGACTTTATTACTGACCCCGGTGATGCAGTTCCTCAGCAGCAAGGTCCTTCACCAGAAGACCAAGCCAAGCAGATGGAAGCACAGCTCAAGGCTGAAGAGTTAAAAGTTAAACTACAGAAGATACAACAAGAGTCTGCACTTAAGCAGCAAGAAATGCAAATAGATGCTGAGATAGCACAGCAGGACTTAGAACTTAAGAGACAGGAAGCTCAAGTTGATATGCAAATTAAAGCACAAGAGCTTGAGATTAAGAAAGCTGAATTAGCACTTAAACAACAAGAACTTGTACTAGAAAGGGAGCAGGAAAGACCAGTAGCTATTGGTAATGCCTGATTAAATTATGGGAAAGAAGAAGGGAGAGGAGCTGCGTAGAGCAGATAACGCAAAACGATTGTTAGATGACCCTTTATTCAAGGAGTCATTCAAGACAATCAGAGAAGAATTAATTAAACATCTCTTGAATACTAGAGTTGCAGAAGAAGTAGAAAGAGATAGATTATACATAACCATAAAAGCACTAGACCTAGTTGAGCAACATATACAGTCTGTGTTTGAAACTGGTAAACTTGCAGAGAAGGAGCAAGAAGAATTTATTAACTAAGTGAGAGGAGTAACCGATGGATTCTGTAGAGAATAACCAAGAAGGTAGATTTGAAAGAGCAAAGGCAGGTTCTAGTGAAGAAGCTGCAAATACAATCCTTAATATGTGGGATTCACAAGAACAAACCGCAAACGAGGAAACCAAAGCCGCTGTTGACGAGGAATCGGTAGAGGAAACAAAGGAAGCTGAAAATGTCGAAGAAGAGACCCCAGAAGGACAAGTTGAAACAGAGGCAGAAGAGGAAGTATCTGAAGAAGTAGAATCAGAGGAATCTGATGAAACTGAAGAAGAGTATGATGTAGTAGCCGAAGAGGACTTGAAGTATACTATTAAAGTAGACGGAGAGGAACTAGAGGTTGGTATTGAAGAACTCAAGAACGGATACCAGAGACAGGCTGACTATACTCGTAAGTCTCAAGCACTAGCACAGCAACGTAAGGAGACGGAGCAAATCCAGTCCGAGCGTATGCAACTAGAGCAGGAGAGGCAAATGTACGCAAATGGACTTCAGATGTTGCAAGAGCAACAGCAAGCCAAGTTGAAAGACTTCGATAATATTGACTGGGAAACTATGAAAGAGGAAGACCCTTATCAATATATGTTAAAGAAGGATGAGTACAGAGACGTTCAGGAAAGAGCAAATAATGCGGCACAGCAGCAAGTTCTAATACAACAAGAACAACAATCTGCTATGCAAAAAGCTAGAGCACATTTTGTTCAGCAAGAATATAGCAAGTTAGTGCAAGCTCTACCTGAGTGGAATGATAAAGACTCTACAATTAAGAAGGACATACAGGAGTATGCTACTTCAGTAGGCTTTAGACCAGAAGAGATAAATCAGTTAGCAGACCATCGCAGTGTCTTAGTAATTAAGAAAGCAATGGAGTTTGATAAGCTAACCAAGAAAGTAGCTCCAAAGAAGAAAGCAGTCAAGAAAGTTCCCAAAGTACAAAAAGCCGGAAGAGGAAAATCGAAGGAAGATACAGCTACTGAAGCATTAAAAGCAAAGCGTACACGGTTGAGGAAGACTGGTAAGCAACAAGATGCCGCTTCCTTATTTTATGATATGCTTTAAGGAGATATTGAAATGCCTACAAATTTCAGTACATATGATGCAACAGCGATTCGTGAGGATTTGTCTGATGTAATCTATGATATTTCCCCTACTGATACTCCATTCCTATCGGGTATAGCAGGTAAAGGTACTGTTTCTAACACTTATTTTGAGTGGCAGACAGATGCCCTAACCGCTGCTTCTGGAACTAACTATCACGTGGAGGGAGCTGCTGTGGGTGCTGCGACTACTACTGCTACAACTAGATTGGGTAACTATACTCAAATTAGTAAGAAGGTGGTTGAAGTCACTGGTACTCAGGAGACAGTGAACAATGCCGGTAAGAAGTCTGAAATGGCACACCAACTCGCAAAAGCCTCGAAAGAGATGAAGCGAGATATGGAGACTTCACTATTAGCTAACAACGCAGCTGTGGCAGGTAACGCCTCTACAGCACGTGAAACCAAAGGAGCTGGTGCTTTCATTACGACTAACGTAACTGATGCTGGTACTTCTGGTTCACACGCTGCGGTTGTTGAAGCTGATATAACTGCTGTTGCAGAATCTACTTGGAATGCTGGTGGCGAGCCATCAACAATCCTTTTAGGTGCTACCAACAAAAAGTTGATTACAGCAATGTCTGGTCGTGCTGACAATACTCGTAGTATTGTTGACGACAACAAGTCAATCTACAATGCAGTTGATGTTTATGTATCAGATTTTGGTACATTCAACATTACGCTAGACAGATACTGTGACCAAGACCTTGTATACTTCCTAGACCACGATATGTGGTCAGTAGAGTATCTTCGTGATTTCCAAACTGTGGATATTGCGAAAGAAGGTGACTCAGACAAGAAGATGCTTCTTGTAGAGTTCGGTCTACGCTGTGGCAACGAAGCAGCTAATGGAGCAATCCGTTACACTACTGGTTAATAGCTAACCTAAATACCACCCTAGGAAACTGGGGTGGTTATACTTATGGCAGTAAAATCTAAACTAATTCAAAACGCAGACGGAACTTTAACTCTAGCCAGTGGACAGGAAGATAAAGCAGTTAAAGACATCTATGATAAAAATAGGTCTGACAAGTTCACTGCTGGAAGAAATAAATATAAAGGAGACTCTCAGTTCTCACACAGGGTTGCCAGAATACCTCTTATTGTAGTTGAGCAGATGATGAGAGATAAGGTTTGGGGAAACCAAGAAAGGATGAGAGAGTGGCTAAATCATCCAGACAACGCTGCTTGGCGTACTACTAAAGGAAAAGTATAATGGCATTAAGCACATTCACAGAATTAAAAGATGCAGTAGCGGACTGGCTGGATAGGTCAGACTTAACAGACAGAATACCGGACTTCATAACTCTGGCAGAGGCTAGACTCAATAGGGATTTACGCATACGCCCTATGGAAGTAAGAAGTTCGATGGAAACCACAGCAAGTCAGAGATACTTTAATCTCCCCGGTGGTTATTTACAAATGCGTAATATGCAAATTAATACGAACCCTATCACACCTCTCGAATATATAACACCAGAGATGTTGGATAGGTTATATGGAAGTGATACAACTGGTAAACCGAAGGCTTATACACTCATAGGTGACGAGATACAATTAGCACCTATACCAGATTCTGACTATACAGTTGAGATGGCTTTCTATGAGAAATTTACACCGCTAGGTGATGGTACTTCAGGTACTGTAACAAGCAACTGGCTTACAACAAATGCACCAGATGTATTATTATATGGTGCACTATTGGAGGCAGAGCCTTTTATTAAGAATGATGAAAGGATTGGTCTGTGGTTAAACGCATACAATGGTGCAATTAAGAAACTACAAGATGCGGATGCTAGGGATAGACATTCTGGTTCAGCGATGAGAGTACGGAATATCTATTCTGGAGTTGAAGGCTAATGGCTCAGAGCACTTGGTCGGCAGAATCAACTGTCTGGTCTGGAAATTCAAACCTCTGGTCTAACGATACTTACCAAGTAACTGCGGTAATGACTCAGACTAATTTTACTCAGTCATTATTAGAAGATACAGTATTTCCAAGGTCGTTGTCTATAGGAACGAATTTTGGAATGACAGGCACAACAGCACACGTTATGCCAGCATCAATAACATTAGATGAAAGCGGTACAATAACAAGTTCTTCTAGCCACGCTATGCCAGTTACTGCAACAATGGCAGGTACAAGCGATATGAAGAACAACGTGAACTTTCCAGAGAGTGCTACACTAAGTATGAATAACTCTGCTTCAAGTGAAAACAATTTCTTATGGAATGATATAGAGGAAGACGAGGATACACTTTGGACAAAAATAAGTGACCCAGATAATTAACAATAGGAGTAAATAATGGCATTAGGTAATGTAGACATCGGGCTGGCTAACTTTTGGAAAGTTACTTGTCTTGATAAAGATGGCAACATCAAATGGGAAGAGGATAACAAGAATATAATTGTGACAGCAGGTCTAAATCATATTCTTGATGTACAATTCCACGCAGCAACACAAGTTACAACTTGGTACATAGGTCTTAAAGGTGCTGGTACACCAGTAGCCGCAGATACTATGGCATCACACTCAAGTTGGGCAGAACTGACTGGCTATTCTGGAAACAGAAAAGAATGGACAGAAGGTGCAGCCTCATCTGGTAGTATGACTAACTCATCAAGTGTAGACTTTACAATTAACGCAACAGCAACAGTAGCTGGTGCTTTCTTAAATACAGCGGCAACAGGAACAGCAGGTACACTATATGGTGTAGTTGACTTTAGTTCCTCACGTGCAGTAATCTCTGGTGACACACTACAGGTAACAGTAACAGTAACAGCTGCTTCAGCATAAAGGAGTAGACAATGGCTTTAGAGGATTTAACAGGTACTAA